AAGCGGGTTTGGCAATTTTGCCAATGGACCACTCACAACGAGCCGATAATCATACTGACTTAGGTGAAGCGTCTAATCGCTGGAAAAACCTGTATCTTAGCGGCAACCTGTATCTTGGCGGCACCGGCAGTGCAAATGCGATTTCGGATGTAGAGGAGGGCGACTGGACGCCAACAGGTAACGGCATAACGATTACCAACAACTTTGCCAAATATCGTAAAATAGGAACCCTTGTAGCAGTACAGGCATATATAGTTTTCCCCACAAACAGTGACACAAGCGGTAATGCGAATATAGCGGGGCTTCCGTTTGCTGGCACACAACCGTCTAACGCCTATGGAGCGTTTACTGTCGGATATTCTGATAAGGGCAGTAGCTTTACCATCCTCAAAGGCAATACAACCACAGATATGGATTTGCGATTGCATGACGGCAACAACGTAAAAAATGCGGATATGTCAGGCAAAACATTAATTTTTGCTGGCGTTTACATTTCAGTGTAACCCCACCGGAGGTGCGGGTCGGACAGTCCATCCATAGGAGATAAAAATGGCCACACTTACTGAAACAACAGAACAAGATAAAATCGAGGTGATTAACGGCACCAGTGTTCAGGTGCGAACCGCAACCGTCATCAAGAGAGACGGCGTTGAAATTAGCCGCAGCTTTCATCGGCATGTGTTGCAGCCCAGCACTAAAGCAAGCGGCACTTGGGCTGACACAGACATCTCTGCCGAAAGCACTGAGGTGCAGGGCATCTGCAACGCCGTGTGGAGCGATAGTGTAAAGACAGCGTTCCAGCAAGCAATGGATGCACAGAGTGTCTAATTTTTTAGTAGGACTGTACAATGATCAAACGCATGAAACAGTTATTGAACAAGCTAGGGAGAACCTTCATGCCCCATCTTTATGACCTGAACCCGAAGCTGAAGCCCAAGGCAGCGGCACCAGCTCCAAAGGCTGTCAAGAAAGCGCCGGCCAAGAAGGCGGCGAAGAAGAAGTAACATGGACCTGACGCATATCGTTGACACACTGATCGGCATCCTGGTGATGGCTGGCGGCTTTTATATTCGCAGTCAAAGCTCGGAGATCAAACGACTGGATCTGTTGTTGCAGGACACGCGGGTGATCTACGCCACCAGGTCGGATATGCGCGATGACATGAACGCCATCCACGGTTCCCTTCAAAGACTGGAGGACAAGCTGGATCGCGCTCTTGCGAGGGAGTGAGTTGTGCTTGCCGAGCTGGCGGCGGCCAATGCGGCCTTCGCAATCATAAAAAAAACGGTGCAAAACTCTGGCGACATCATGCGCGCCGGCAAGGCAATTGGCGATCTGATGTCTGCAAAAGAAGAGTTGCAGCGCCGTGGAAATCAAAAGCGTGCAAGGGGCGTAGGCGGTAATGACCTACAAGAATTTCTAGCCCTAGAGGAGATCAAACAGCGCGAAGCTGAAATCAAGCAAATGCTAATCCTGTCGGGCCGCCCAGGTCTGTGGCGGGACTACCAGAAATTCTGTGAAGAGGCCAAGGACGGCCGGGCGAAGGCAAGAGCGAAAGCAATCAAACGACGCAAAAAGATGCTGGAGCAAGCTGGCAACTTTGGAGTTGCCTTCATCATTATCGCCGGCCTGATCGGCGTCGTCATCTGGGGATTGTGGATCAGAGGCGCGTTTGCACAACCGACAGAACAAATGACAACGTGCCGCAAAGTGAAGTGCGAAAAGCTCGAAGACCGGCAAACCCTTTGCATCTTCCGAGGCCAGAACAACACAATTGAAAGCCAGTTTTTCGATTACCTGGAGTTCATCCCCAGCGAGTACCAATGCAAGTACGATCCGAAAGCACGCAAGGACATTACAATTCAAGAGACATTAAAAGCCATCAGGGACAGCCAGAAATGACAGTTGAAGACATTGCCCGGAAAATGCTGGAGCTGAAGATACTGCCTCGATTCATGATGCTGGTTTTTACCGGCGTCTATATCTACTGCATTCTTTGGTTCACCGGTCTGTCCGTTGAGGAAACCACTGCTGAAAGGGCCGCCCTCATTTCGGTGGTCACTGGTGCCGCCACGGGGTCGCTGGCGGTCTGGCTAAACTCGGAGAAAAGCTAGCGGTGTGGCTGATGTTTTCCTCTTGTTGGTCTATCTCGGAACTGGCGATGCACGGCGTTTGGAGAGCGGCAACATGATGTTCTGGTCGATCGAACGCTGCAACTACTTTGCGTCGGCTGTCAGCCGGCGGCACGGCAGCTATGGATCGATGGACTATCTCGACCCGGCAGATCGCGTGACCGCCTACTGCGTACCGCGCCAGGTCGATCCTGAAGAGGAAAGGATATACGAATGATACAGGCGCTGATTGGCCCGGTCACTGGGCTGCTAGATAAGTTCATTGAAGACAAAGACCAGAAGGCAAAGCTTGCCCATGAGATTGCGACGATGGGTGCCAAACATGCCCAGGAACAAGTGCTGGCCCAGCTCGAAATCAACAAGGCCGAAGCAGCTTCTGGTTCTCTGTTCAAAGGGGGGTGGAGGCCAGCGGTGGGATGGGTGTGTGCGCTAGCTTTTGCGTACCACTTCATCCTGAAAGACTTGATTGTGTTCGGCGTAGCGTTCGCCGGCATGGATATGCCTGATCTGCCAGAGTTCGACATGGGTACGCTTCTCACAGTCCTTGGCGGCATGCTCGGCATCGGATCGCTCCGCACCTATGAGAAGCAGAAAGGTTTAACCAAATGAACATCGACAAGCTGCGTGAAGATTTAGAGGCAGACGAAGGGGTCAGATTTGAAACATACCTATGCTCAGAAATGAAGCTTACGCTGGGTGTGGGCCATTTGGTCTTGGAATCAGACCCCGAATACAACCAGCCAATCGGCACAGCGGTATCACCGGAGCGGGTTACCGAATGTTTCAATGCTGATATCCAGATGACGATTGATGACTGCCGCATCATCTTCGAACACTTTGATGGCTTTCCTGAAGAGGCCCAGTTGTGCCTGGCCAATATGTGTTATCAGCTCGGCCGACCAACTTTCAGCAAATTCAAGCGGTCTATTGCCTACGCCAATGACCACCAGTGGGGCGACCTGGCCGAAGAGATTTTAGACAGCCGGTGGGCTAAGCAAACACCCAACCGGGCTAAGAGGATATCCGATCGTCTGTCATTGCTTGAGGTGCCAGCATGAGAAAGTTCAAGCCCGTCCCAAAGGACAAGAAGTCTGGGCTTCCATCCAAGTATGTCCGCGGATCTAAGAACCCGGACAAGACCAGGGCCGAGATCAAACGCACCCGCCGGCTGTATCGGATGGGCATGCTGACGCCGGCCATGATGGACAGGATCAGCAAGGAAAGGAGCGGAAGGTAATGGCAAAATTTAGCAGCATACCTGGGGCTGGACGGTTCAGCTCCTCTACCCTCAACAAGGTTTATCGTCGGGGGCTTGGTGCATACTATTCATCTGGCAGCCGGCCAAAGGTATCAGCCCATCAGTGGGCAATGGGCCGGGTAAAATCATTTGTCTCTGGCAAAGGCGGCGCTCGGAAGGCAGACAAGGATCTGATCAAGGGGAAAGCATGATGGCAAAGACAGCGAAAAAAGAAGCCTTTGATAAAAAGGTAGCGGCCAAGGCGATGACGCTGATGAAAGAGGGCAAGCCCCGCAAGCAAGCCTTTGCCATCGCCTATGGCATGGTTGGGTCTAATCGCAAATCGTGATTGATCTGGCTTGGCCTGGTAGCGACTGTATCCAGCCGCGTTGTTCCAGGCATTTGATCATGCGGTGTACCGACTGCAAACTGGATCGCTCGGACATAACCTGATGCCCATCGATCTTGCCGGTGGCGATATCGCGCACTGATGGCGACACACCGTTGGCCTTGATGTACAGCCGGATGAAATCAAACACCGCTTTTTGCTTGCGAGTAAGACCGTGCTTCATCGCTGCCCTCCTTTGCTTCCATTGATAGTTGCTTGTTGTAGGTGACCCGCTTGTCCTTCAGCTCGGCGGCCAGGGCTTCATCAATCTGGGCCAGCGTTTCGGCGTTGCACTCTTCCAGCTCTTTCAGCCTGGACCGGCGTGTCTCTGCCGGCAGCTTGTCATACACTCGCATCTGCAACATCAGGTCCGCGTACTCGCTGGCCCACTCATCTTGTGACCCATATGTTTGCATTTCGCCGGATGGCTTGGACAAAATAAACTCCGGCAGAACGACGCCTTCATTGCTGGCGCTCTCAGCCTCACTGACAGCCGTCAGTATGTTTTCTATAGTATCACCCTCAGACGCCACAGATGGTGCTTGTACGGCCTTCTCGGCGGGACGTTTTTCGGCGGCATTGTAGTCACGCGCCTCTTCCACCGTGATCAGCCCCTTGATGGCATCGGGGAAGCTATCACGCAGGGCGAAGCCCCTTGCGCGGAGCTGCAACATCCGGTTCGGATAGTTCTGCCAGGCACCACCCTTGCCGGTCAGCTTGGCATGCTTTGCTTCGGACATCGAAAAGGTCTTCTTCGTTTCTTCAATCTCGCCATCACGCAGTGCGCGCTTGACGATGCAGACCGCCACCTCCCCGTCCATGTATTCCTTGATGCCTCGGAACGCCGGATGCGCTTTGACCAGGGCCAGCATGCTGTCACCCCAGATGGATGGCTTGCCATTGATGACGGAGATGTTTTGCAAGGCTTGCATCGGTGCCAGCCCCAGCTCGTATCCCCACTGGACAGCGACCAGGACATTGGCCGGCTGATTGCGGTATGCGTCAGGCACCATTGGCGACTGCGCGATCACCTTGGCAAAGTCCATTGCCTCGGTCAGATTGGTCGGTTCTAGGGCCGTCAGTTTTTTATCATTCATCATTCACCTCTTTCACCGAGAAGCTCACGCTCTCGTAAGTCTCTTCTGTTTCAATTGATTTGCGGCGGGGCTTGGTCACTGTCTTTGACTTAATGATGAAGCCCGGCATCTTGGCATGCTCCACGTCCATTGAATCTAGGACAAAGATGATGCCTTCACGCAATTGCTTGCGGGTCTTCTCCCACTGGTTCGCCTCGGCAGATGCCCGGAGATAGTCCGCACACATAGCTGACAGATCGTGGTTCGTTTTCGGCAGCATCTCGGTGATGTCTACCAGCTTGGCGTTGTCGTTCGTTTCGACTGGCGGGTAGTCACCGTCTGTATCGACCAGATGCCAGAACCCGGCATAAGCTTTGAGCATGACATCGATCAGTGCCTGGTCACGCCGAACCGGATAGAAGTGCAGTTTGAAATGCTGGTCCATGCAAGCGATGATGCCCCAGTCCAGATCCGTACAGATCATCTGGTGTTGCACCTGGATCATCCATTCCGGTTTAGGCCGGCCATCGTGATACGCATCCGTCTTGATCTCGCAGATCCCGGTGCCGGTCATGCGATATTCCTTGCCCAGCCAGGTCAGGACTAGTTCGGCCTTGTCACCTTTCATCTCAATGATGCGATCAACCGAGCTGGCGATCCTATATTCCAGATGACGGAAGGCTTCCTTGGGTTCCCACATATCAACATCGCCGATGATCTGGCGGCGCAACAGTGCCAAGGCCCAACCGGCCACACCCACCTCCAGTTCAGTGCCGCGAAGCTTTGCCTCCCAGTTTCGGCCATCATCGGTCAGCTCTTCGCCCCGCCTCGCCCGTTTGGTTCGGACCAGCTCTTTCTGCCGTGTGTCGCCGTACTGATTTTTGTGAAGAACAATTGTAGCTGCGTTGCTGCTGCCGATCTCCTCACCTGTTTTGGTAAGCTTCGGCATTATACGCTCGGCGCATTGGCTGCATAGCAAACATCATCCAGCGCACAGAGAAACCAGAACAGCGCCCAGATCTCTACAAGGAACAAGGCTATCAGGACACCGATGCCCACCGCCTTGAACACAGACCAGATGATAGATTTCTTTTCAGGTAAAACAGACAGTACTGTCTGTACAGTTTGCCCTGTAAACACTGTGCATACAGGGATTATATACATTATGCGACAAATAGATCTTAACATGCTGTGTTTCCTCAATAGCATTTTGTACAAGGACCAGACCAATTCTTGTTGGGACCACACCTGGCCCCGCGTGTTGCTACAACACCCACCGTCTTGTGCTTACACCAGAGGTTAGGTATCGTCTTTTGTCAGTTTGGATACCGCTAGGATACCGCTCTCATCAACCAGATGAGGATCATATACCAGGTGTTCCGTACCGCGTGTGCGGGGGTCGCCCGGTGCCAATCTAGCAAATCTTTGATTGGTCCGTAGCAACACCCCTTGAGCATAAACCAGCTTGTCTGACCCATAAATGCTGTTGCTTTGTCTAAGCCTCTTCAGCTCTTCGATGGCATCACTCAAAATTTCTTCTGCCTGGCCAATGTGGTCGGAGTGAAACATTGGGATATCAAGCCGGCGCTTGAAACGCATCATGCCGCCGCGTATGGCACGGGCAGTCGGTGAGAGTGACAGCTTTTGTTTACGGGTCAGTTTCATCCTTATTACTCCGTATACGAAATATATGCGCTTTGTTCACACAAGGGAATGTCAAGTGGTTTGACACAGTTTTAAATATTCATGCAGCGGTCCAGCCGCCTTTTGATAGCCCACCCGGTGCAGTCTTCTAAGCCGCGCCACAGCATATCTGCTGTCTGCATCAATCAGCGTTTCTGAAGCCTGATAACGTTTGTCACACGACTGGCTTGCTACAATCCAATCCTCAGCTAGGCATTCTCGGACCAGCGTTGTTGCGCTTTGCCGGCTAATATCAAGTTTGTTAGAAATCTGCGATATGCTGTAAGGCTGCTTTACATAGACGGCTTTGACCATGAGATAATAAAAGCCTGACCGATTGCTGGTGCTGTTGAAATAGGCGGTATGTTTGTCCAGTCCTTGCTGACCACGTATCTGCCGATGCGACAGTTCGATCTCGGCAATGGCAAGCTTGTAGGATTCAAGCAGCCGCTCAAAGATATCGGGTGGCGGGGCTGTAGCCCAGTCATTGTCCTGATTGATGTGTTCACACTTCATTATTTGGCTCCTTTCCTTTCCATACGGATGACATAATTGCGAACCGAGCTTGCATGCCATTTGGTCTGCCGGCTGATATCAGGGGTCCGCATCTGGGTGGGCGTAGGCTGGTTCATTGTGTTAAGACGCCGCGCGATCTCATGGTAGCTAAGACCCGTTTCGCGGAACATCTGGATGATGGGCCAGATCTGTTCGGCCCGGCTGTCGGCCAGCTCGGCATTGCGCTCATTGCCCTTGATGCCGGCCTCGGCAATCTTGGCGTGGTCACCCAGCTTGGTGATTACCCTGCCCTCTTTGGTGGTGTACTCACCCTTTTCGGCGATCTCGTTCTTGATGCGGGAGAGCGCCTGTTTGGTGCGGGTCTTGATGCGCTCCCGTTCTATGTTCGCCACCGCAGCGCGTAGCTGGATTGTGGTGTGATCCATGTGCGGGTCATCCACGACCACCAGCTTGATCTTCCCGTTGTCGATCTCTTGCTCCAGGAAGCGCAGCGTCTCCCACAGACGCCGGGACATACGGTCCAGCGTATAGATCAGCATGGTCGCGCCGGTCTTACGGCAATGGTTCAGGCAATCATGCAAAGTCTGGCGCTGGTGCCAGTCCATGCCGGAGCTGACCCCCTCCTCCCGGAACCATTTGACCTTGTGGTCACCGCCATTGAGGTATGCCTTGATGCCATGCTCCTGGTTGGCGACATCCTGCTTGTCGGTGGACACACGCACGAAAGCTGCAAAGCTACCCGTGTGCGCCACACCGTGGTCGGGTCTGGTCTGTGTAAGCATGTTATCCCTCCATGCTGTATCTAGTTCGTTGCTGTTACGTTTGGTGTTTATACATTATGCGACGGCAACGGATTGGTCAACCTGGTGGGCGGGGCCGTTAGGCCGCCGCCTTGTCGAGTG